AAATATCATTAAACATTTCGCATAATGCAAATTTATTTACATGTTATACAACATGTTTTTAAAAAATAAATACGGGATCAATTTCTTTAAAAATAAATCCCGAGCAGGAGTATGGAATATTTTTACAATCAGTTGAACCCATAAAACAACAAGATTCACACATTTTAATAGACTCATGAGTTTCATAGAATTTTCCTTCGAATTGAAAGTTTGCAGGAGGTGGTTCTTGTGATTCTATATTTTTTGAAATAGGTTGGGCAAACATTTTTTGCATAAATTCATAAGCGCGTTGATCTTCGTTGTTTTTAAATTCTCTGTCTTTTATCGGTAATCCAGATGTGATTTCACTGATACCAAGCCTCCAATACTCCCAGTTTGGACCCATTATTTTTCCTGTATCTTCAACAATTACATGTTGTTTTTTCATTTTTCAAATATTAAAATTAAAATAGCCCTGATTGTATGGTCGAGATACCTTCAGGGCTATTATGCAACTTTTAAAGTTGAATATTTTATGCAAACCTCGACCGTTTACATTTCAAAGATATATATTTATTTTTAATTAAAAACTAATTATATACTTTTTTAGGAATGAAAACTGCCTTCATGTCTTTAAGTTCAACAACAACCTCTTTCCCGGATGCTATTACCTCTTTAATCGAATTTTGATCTATTGTGCCGTCTTCTTTTATTGATTGATCAACCGTTTTGCATAATGTAGCTGTGTCACCTGCAAACTCACTTAACTCTGTGAAAAATACCGCTCCTTTACGGGCCGCCGCCTTTATGGCTTGTTTGATTGCTGAGGGTATAAGGCCAAATATAACACCTACACCAACTGATAGTAGATTACCCTTAATCCAGTCACCTATCTTTGAAAATAGACCCGTCTTTGCCACTTCCTGAATAGCTTCTTGTGCCTGACTTTGGAATGGTAACAATAACATCAGGATTGCCCCGAAAAATAAAACCCAACGAAAATTTTTCATGTCTTAATGTTTTTAATGAATTTATAAATATGAACTATGTTAATTTGCACCGGCTGTTTTTTTGCCGGATAAAGGGGTTGGTTCATTTTAGCAATCCAAGTTTGAAATCTTCATAACCCGATTGAGCAAGATATACACACTCCGACCATGTGAGTTTTCCGTCAGACAGGCAGAAAATTGCCTTTGCACAAAAATCGTGGTATGCAGCGTTTTTTTCAATATCCTCAGAAAGTTTGAATTGTGCTAAAATCGCTTTTAATTGCTCTGACTTGTCGGTTATGTTTGCAATCGAGTTAACCATTTTAAGGGTTAATATAGTCGTTGGCAGATACTTTTCTACGTAGGTTTTAGCTGCATTTACCCACGGACTACTTGCAGGAATAGCCGCCTTAACTATACTAAGCACGACATCGTCAACAGGACCATCCATCACAATTTTCAACCCTTCAGTTAATTTTATAGCAATCAGGGTTAATTTCTTTGTTTGATCCTCTGCTTTTGAAAAGAAGTTTTTGATCTTTGCTAAAATGTTCTGTAAAAATGTTTTCATAGTAAAAATGTATTAAATTACGTTTCTTTGAAAATGTGGCGTGTCTAAAAAGGTAGTCCAGTTACCGCCCCATTTATTCTGAGGCGAAAGGCTTTCCCAAAAATCACCCATCGGTTGAATATCAGATTTTGAATATGTCAATTCGCCATCTTTGAAAAAGTTAAGATCACCAGCCATACGATCCTGATGAATAGAGTGTTTTATGGTTGTTTTTCCTGTTTTCAGGTAAATATCCTGTTGTTCCTGACTTCGCATCAATTCCCCAGCTGTGACAGTTAACCCAAGCTCCTCAGCTTTTAGGATTAATTTTGCAAAGTCTCTTAAAAATTCTGCCTGTTGTTCTACTTTTGTCATCGCTCAATTTCTTCGTTATAAATTGTCAAATCGACTTCGTTGAAAAGTTCATCGAGTGCATTAACCTCCCTGATCCGGTTTTGAATGTCTAAAATTAGTTGCTCGTTCATTTTGCACCTCCCCTGTTTGTGTATTTGAATCCAAGTTGTTCGATCATATTATTGTTAATTACCCCCATCAAATAATCTGCCTGTATTGGGCTTTTAATTATTTCTTTCATAACCCGATGCTCGTCTTCCTCGATTTGATAGTAGTCCCATTTTTGTAAGTAGGTTTTGTCTGCCTTATCAAATTCAGCCTTCATTTTATCTATATCAGCTTTTGCCGAAACCTTTTCAACTGTTCCTATCAAAATGATCGTGAGCGGGGCGGCTATGGTGACAAAGATAGTGACCATTAAACCCATCATCCAGTAAATTGGCCTCATCTTTAAGTTTATGATTTCTTCGTATAGTTCGAAGTGCCTTTTTTCTTCATCACTCATAACTTAGTCGTTTAAATTATGTTACCAAATTTAACAAAATATTTTAACATTTAATTAATATCGTTTAAAAGTTTCCAGTTAGTTTCGATTGCACTCATGGGTGTTTGGTTAATTAATGTCGTTGAGAAGTTTAATTCTATCCAAATCCAGCAATTCACCATTGATGTACAGGTCTTTCATTGATCCACTATAAAAGTTCGTTGCATCAGTCCCAATATTCCAAGTCGTACCGCTTGCGGGCGTCCCTGCTGCCTGATTTGCCGTTCCTGACAAAACATTGTTGATATACATATTTGTCACCCCTACTGCTGTCGAGGTAATCAAAATGTTGTAAGTTGTGTTGATTGCTATTGATCCGGCTCCTGAATTGACGTAAGTTGATCCGTCTCTACTGAAAGAAAGATACCCCGACGAATTAACTTTTAATTTGACTTTTGTATTGTCAAAAATAAACCCACCTAACGCAATAGGATGGATTTGTGCCGAAATAGTTGTGATTCCAGTTAAGCCATTCATCCCGGTATAGACAATTTTTGAAGTCGTACCGTTGAACCAAGTTGCCCCCAAATTACTCGCTGGCGGAATAACCACCGTTGCCCCTGACACCGTTGCAGCGATGTTGTTCGTTGCGTCCCACCAATACCCAGCATTGACAGTGGAGATGTTTTGGCGGTTGATGCCTTCAGCGTTGAGATCGAGGACACAACCGAGTTGTACAAGAGATATATCATCATATAACATCGTTCCAGCAGCATTAACTAATCCAGAAAAAAACAAAGTTGTTGCCACGGCTGTTTGTACATTTGTATATTGAGTCCAGTCAGCCGGAGCAATTACTCCTGAATCATACCTATTTCCGTCATAAAATGCAGCACTGCCTAACAATATTTCACCACCTGTAGCAGTGCCTTTTTTCGCCCATGCACTAAAATTATATCTCCTGCCAATCACTGTTGCAATAGATTGATACCCATAACCTGGAGAACTATCATCAAGTGTTACCTGCATACAATTACCACTATGTCCACCCGCAACAGATGCTAATGTTGAATGCCACAATGTCCAACCAGTAGTAGTATTTGCAAAATCTCCGTTAGTAACTAGATTCACCCCCGTTGCCCCTCTATCCACCCCCTCTATCGGGTATTCGGCTTTGCTCTTACGTTGTAGTTCAGTTAGACCATCAGCGCCTACTGTAACAGAATTAAGGGCGTAATTCCATATGCGGCACATAGAGATGGAGCCTGCAAATGCGTATGCACTATTTGATAGTTTTGTGGTTGCAGCAGTATAATCCTGATTATCTGTAATTACTCCATTTGCAATACCGTCAACATAATACGTACCTACATTACCAGATTTAATATATCCAAATGTATGTTCTCCGTTCGTAATGACTGTTGTAGAAAATGTTAAGTCTGTGGCTGGAGCCTTCTGGACTACTAATTTATTGGTTGGATGGATATAAAAAGCAAATGATCCAGTTCCACCAACTAATATATATTGATAATCATTAGTTGTCTTAATTACAGCTTTTAGAAACAGACTAAAATCACCTGTCCCAAAGGCTGAGATAGCAGGAAGTGTAACATAATCACTACTTCCGTTAAAACTTAGCGACCGCCTGCCTGACCCCTGCCTATCGAGACAATTGTAGGTGTCTGTTGCGGTTCCCTGTACTCCCGAAACCAAATCAACATTAGGGTAACATTCGCTCAAAGGGAAATGAGCTACCATACCTTTTGAAAGCTCAGAAATTTGGTTTTGAGCAAAAATCCAAACCGTCAACAGGACTGAGAGAAAAATAATTGAAAGTGTCTTTTTCATATTCTAAAATTTAACAATAAACATAATACCATTTCCCATTTATAATTTGTACGCCCATCCAAGATGGGGGACAGTCGGTACACCAAACTCCCCATACGACATAATATCCGTCATACATTAACGTGCAATCTGTGCCAGGATACCCAAGATACACATCTGAGCCTTCGGTTATAAAGGTTGTCTGTCCATTATATCCATAACATGTAGTGCATGCTGCAAGCACGCTTGGATCACACGCCTCTGCTGATGTAATTGTTACACCATTCACAAGATACATAAAAATAATATCCCAAAGTCCGGTCGGTCGAGTACATTCCTGTTGACCATAATTCCTGAAATCGTCTAACCAATCCCCACCAGCCACAGCATAAGCTGGATCAAAATAAGTTGGGTTGGCATTTGTGAAAGCCTCATCTAAACATGTGCCTCCTGTAACAGCTAATACATCATCGAGACATAGCCCAGTAATTGGAAGTTTTTGAGCGTTTACATTAACCCAAAATAGTACAAATAATATCAGTAATCTTATTTTCATTTTGCTTGCATTTTAACTAATTGATTAACCATTTTTTCGAGTGATTCAATCCTATCTTTCAGTAATTTAATTTCTTCCTTTTGTTGAGCGGCAACAATTACTAATAGTTCAGGATAGTTGACCTCTTTTTTGCCGGTTACTTTGTTAATATAAACCACTTCGGGAACATACTTTTCAATCTGTTGTGCAATGCCACCAAAATGTAAATGATCTGTTTTGTCTGCTTTGTAAACAAACTTTCTGAAATCAATTTTTGAAGCATTGTATAAATCAGTTTTTAAAAAAGGTTTGATATTCTTTTTTAATGTGCTATCGGAAGAACTGCAAAAAGTACCTGACAGGGCCACATAACCTGATCCATCCCGTAACACTATCGTTGATGCTGTATTACTTGTCGTTGCGTTAGATGTGACCGTAAAGGTTGCGCCTGTTGATTGATTAGCTGTGAAAGTCTGTGATCCTGAAAGTCCTGAACCTGAGACAGCAAGGGTTAGGGTTGCATTATTTATTGTTCCGACTGCATACCCAGCTGAAGCATGATTTCCCCATCCGTACGCAGTTTGACCATTTGCGATATTAGCATGAGTATAGGTAGATAGGTGGCTTGTCATTGTTCCGCTCGCCTCGGCTCCAACCTCTGAATATGTATAGCTCGGCTTTGTCGATGCTTTTGCCCAAGCATAAATTGTAGGGTCTGTTTCGGTAGTTAGATAAGTTGAATTATCATAGCTTATTGTAGTGCCTGAAATTTTAATAAATCCAGTTCCGTTAAGTGCGGTCTGTTTTCCATTGAAGGTACTCCAATCTGTTGAACTTAAAGCCCCTCTGTTTGATGCTGAGGATGTGGGTACATTCAAGGTAATTACAGGCGTGGTTGTTCCGGTCGCTACGGTTGAACTCAAATCCGTTCCGGTAGTACCTAATGTTAGAGCTGCTACACTTGTCACTGTCCCGGCCGTTGAGGATGTCCCAGCCCCTATTGCAGTACGAAAATCGGAAGCCGTCTTTGCCGTCACGCTATTATCTGCATTGAGTTGGAGAAATGTAGTAGCAGAAGGGTTTGTAAGTGTGAACATCGCCTGACCTACGGTCGTTCCTCCCAGCGAAGTACGTCCGGTTGCTGCGACTAAGTCTGTTGAGCCTCCGTTCCATTGGTTGTATTTATCCCAGTTCGCATGATTGTCTGTGATTGAACTTCCCCATGCTGAGCCTGTTGAAACGACAATTCCAGCACCCGGATAAACTTTAGGCATGTATTCTTTTAAGGCCCTTTGACGACTTAGAATCGAAGCTGAAGCGGTATCTACAGCTAACGTCCACGTACTTGTCAATCCTAAACCACGTGAAACAGACGTCCAGTTTGTACCGTCTGAACTGTATAGATTGCCATTTGTACCCGGTACAGCGTATGTCTCTGTACTTGCTACCCAGTTTGTCCCATCTGATTTAATTATCTTTCCAAAAGTTGCCGAAGCATTTGGAAAAGTCGGGGTGCTTAATACAAAGTTTGTCCCATCACCAATTAGGATTTTTCCGGTAGTTGCGGTTGTTGGAAGCGTATAAGACGCCCATCCAGCGGTATTTGCACCTCCGCTTAATAATGGCTGATTGGCAGTGCCTAAGGGTAATTGGCCCATTTCATTTGTCGCAGAGGCGTATAGGATTCGATTAGCAACAAGAGAAAAAAGGTACTTAGCATCCGACCAATTAACTAAGCCTCTGGAATCTTTTGATAGCGCTATTTTGTTGGCCGCAGCCCCAGTCCTTATTATTAATGATTTAATGTCAATAAAAGCCGTGTCAATAGAACCTGAGCTATTACCAACTCCGTATACTTTCATAGCATCCACGCCTCCTATCCTAACGCCTGTACCGTGAGTTATCCCAACTCCCAACGGACTGAGTGGTAAATCTGCAAAATAATTAAACCCCTGATTGAGTCCGAAATTAAAGGCGTTAACCCCAAATTTAGGCGCAATAGTGAACATATTATCTTTTGATATTTTGAAAAGATTAACAGAATTCCCGGCATAGTCGTAAGACTTAAACCACTGATCATTAAGGAGTGGTTGGGTTAAATCCGGCACGTCTGTAAGGCTCAGGTAACTTCTTTCCTGCAAATGGGACAAACTGTCCGGGTCGTTCAATTGTCGATATATTGCCAGATTTGGCTTGTCTGTCAATGAGTTATACGATTTTTCATCTAAAACGCTCAGGCTGTCGTGATTGTTCAAAAGTCTGTATAGTCTCAATTTCCAATTAGTCACATATCCAGGATTTAACACGCTGTCATTTCCAAGTTTGAAATAAGCATCCGGGTGAAACGCAGAAGCTCCCAAACTGTGTGCCGTGGTCGTTAATCCGGCATGTGTAGAAAGTGCCTTTGCTGACGCTATGAGCGTAGTGTCAACACGAAGTTGTCCGCTTGCATTATATTTTATCGTTGTAGAATCTAATTTCACACCTCCCAAAACTGTCTTAGTTGCTACCTGTAAATCATAGGTATTTGACCCTCCGGCGTTTTGCCAGATTGATCCATTATAGTGCGCTTCGTCCCCGACTTCAAACACAATATCACCAGCCCCAAAATCAGTAGTTCCAGCCGTTAAACATCGATACCAATATCCTGCTGTTCCTGTACCGTTTGCCAGCGTAGGGGTGTTGGTTGTTGCATTCCACGTCCCCTGCCATCCGGTATTCATCGGTACGGCTTTGACCGTTCCGAGTGCGTCAACAATTTGTAGATAATATCCGTTTCGTGCCTTGTTTGTCAGCCGAAGTTTTGGAATGATTACAGTTGTATCAGATAAGCCCCCGGAACCATCGGCAATACCACGTACTTTGAAAAAATCCTGCCCATTAAATCCCATCGAAAATTGAAGGGTGTCTCCTGAGGCACTTCTGATATTAGGCATATCAGCTATTCTGACTTTCCCTGCATCTGCAACGGTGTGAAGCTTCCCAATCCCGACCGGAAGGCCAAATTCGATCAAATTGTCTTTTGAAACTTTTGCAACATTAACCAGATTCCCGGCATAGTCGTAAGATTGCCACCATGTATCATTTGGCATGATCCCTAACTGAGATAAATCAAAAATAGTAGCATGTCCCTCGTTTCTCACAGTATCCCCGTGCTGTTCGGCCGATGTAATTGAATCCCTCTCTGACTGAGACACATGATAAGAGCCACGGCCCAAAATATCGGTTAAGGAGGCGTGTTGTCTCTCGTCGAGATGTTGAAGTGAATCATGATCATTATTTTGTCTAAAAACTGTCAAATCCGGTTTTCCGTCCAACGATGAGTAGTTTTTTTCCTGAAGCGTAAAAAGTGAATCATGATCATTTAGTTTTCTGTTGAGCCGATCCATATAAATACTGAGATATCCGCTCATTAAAATTGAATCATTGCGGTACTTAACCAAACCCATAATGCTGTCAATCTTGTGCGTAAGCCTCCACACCGGGACAAAACCGGATTTTATAATACTATCTGGTTTTTCTTTATATTTCTGTGACGCCTGATATTTTGTCAGGAAGTCGGTAATCTTTACGGTGTCACCCGGTTGTGCTAACTTTATTGTATCCCATTTTGACCCCAGCCAAATATATAGAGAGGTATCAGCGGTTGAATAAATAAACCTACTTGTAACGACATTGTGAAAGGTAGTGTCAACAGGTTCACGGGCAAAACATGTTCCTGAGGTTAAGAAGATCAATATGAATAATAGTTTTTTCATGACTTTGAAATTATAATATATCCATTCGTTGAGGGGTCGCCAATATCCCATGAAAATGACTGAAGCAAATCACCATCATAGACAAAAATAGCATTTTGCATTGTGTGGTATTTTGTCGTTGCGTCAACTTCTATGATTAACCGGACTAAAGGATTGCTTCCAAAATCTTCGGCATAGTTGACTGTTTTAGTAGGATCTTCCGGGTCTGTCTGATCATCTTGATAATTTGTAACTCCCGGTGAAGCCTGTGCGGTGAACGGTATTTTCTTTGCATTTGGGTCGTTAGCATAAAGCAAAGCCGTTGCATATTTTTGGTAATTGGGAAAAGCCAGCGGATGAAGAAATTGAAAATTGTCTTGCCCTAAATACAAAGCCCTGCCATTGAAAACCGATTTGTAAATCACAGCCATTTTACCGGATGTTGGACACCTTCCTACCCGGAAGTCATCCTGAACATCCACATAAGTTGAGCCAGTACCTATAATCATATAAGGCACTCCCCAGAAATCAACAGCATAAAACCCTATTTCTTTTTGCCCTGATCCAGGGTTATTTGAATCAACAACAGCCACGGTCATCCGATATGTTGCCGGGTCATTAACGGTCTCCCGGGTCAATTGGAAAACATCTTTTGCTATCGTCCTCCAGGCGATTTGAACTCCGTATTTTGTGGCTATACTCATGAGAAAATCAATTCAATTCTTATTGCTAAATCCACAGGTGCCAACCCTTCAATTAAAACAGTCAACCCGTTACAAAGAATCCCAGAAAAAGCAGAGCTAAAAGGCTCTAAAAGGCGTTCGTCCGACCCGTCAATTTCAAATATATTGCACCCGGCTAATTTTCTGCCCGTCAAAGTGTGTGTTATCAACAAATTAACTGTTGCATTAGCAGCTAATACCCATCCAGTAGGGTAGTCGGTCGTCTCTGTTGCTCCCGCCACACGTGCGGCGACTGAATCAGACGCTGTGGTAAGGTCAATTGTATATACTGATTGCCCAATTGTTCCAAGTGCGGTAATTGCTGCATTCGATGCATTCGCCTGAGCCTTAACCTCGGCTAAAGCGTCTTCAACATTGTCTGCATCATAAAGAGTTCCGGTGTCTGTAATTGAAACATTTTCGGCTGTGGTTGCTGCGTCTATCGGAACGACTTCAAGTGTTGTCAAATCGGCTTTGAACCAATATAATACTAATCCTATTTTGACAAACATACCATCAGATCGGGAGCCGGAAGGTATTCCGGCTAAAACCTCAGCTTCATCAACCCACGCAACGCCTTCGTTGAGGTACCATTCATTTAACGGTCTCTGAGAAACCATTTTTTTTCCTATTAAACATTCTGTTCCTGTTGCCATTTTGTCAATATTTGAATGTTATATTATAACTCGAAAGTGTCACAGGTGATTTTATCGTATAGATTGTGAAATTCACCGTATTTTCTCCGATTGTAAAATCTAATGTAGTTACTGCAAATCCTGTGATTATCTCATCGCCAACAGCATCCAGAATACTTGAAAGGCTTCCAAATGCGGTAGGAGCGGCGTGGCAAGGACGTATTGCGGTGCCCGTGAAACTGACGGTATGGTCTTCTTTGACGGCCGTAATATCATCAATAAGTTTTACCTCAGTTTCATCCGGTGCGGCACTGGTGACCGATCCAATATACATAGGTGTACCTGAAATTGGTGGTGTTGTACTGCCTTCGCTCACCCCGATATTGTCTACATTGATACCGATTGCGTTTTTCTGTGTTAATTTCATGCTGATTTGATATGATGTGGAGCCTCCAAATCGTTCCTGTTCTATTCCTCCGGATTTGATGTATTGAAGATCGTTGACTGTGAACACATCCAAACTGGAAGCCATCCCTAACCTTGCCGCCATGTAATCCGGTATTGGTCCAGTTTTTAAAGTCCTGCCCGAAAAAAATACAGCTGATAAAATGGTTTTACTTTGTGAGCCATCAAGTATTTCACTCTCATCTGTATCGTTAGGCTCAGCGTCCACGGACTCAACAAAGAAATCCAGATACTTCCCGGTACTTTGCAGGATCGACCAATCAATAAATCTGTCGTCTAAATCAGACTCAATCCTGTCCAGATTTGTGCACTTTACGTATTTTAAAATACCACTTAAAAGCAAATAAGCTAAATCGGTAGTAAAAACAGGCTCGCTTGTTAAAATGAAAACTCCTTGAGTTGCTTTAAAATATACCTGTTTTTCATAATAAGCGGAATCTAAAGTCACTACAAAATTGGTATAATAGCGGTTATCTGCCGTTCCGTAATGTGACCCGGAAGTCGCTGAATCATCCCATTTTACCGTGAACGTTTCTATTTCTTCCCGTGTTATCGAGTTGTAAGATTTTAAAACAATATAATCATCTTGATCGCTGAAAAATTGAAGATATACCACATGGTCTTTCTGAAATTTCTGGTTATATGGCTTAATTAATCCCCCGGCTTGCTTGCGGTCAGCATGCAGGGTATTCCACATGTTCGGATATGTGTTCGATGTCGGAACATTCTTAAAAGTGATACTATTTAGGATCGAACTTGCTATCATGACAATATTATGTTACGTTCAATTATCGTTATGTCTGCTTTGCCCCCAGCATTTTTCTTTTTCAAATTTAATAAAAATCCGGTTATGCTGTTTCCTTTTAAATCTAATCCAAAATCAATATATCCAAGCTGGTTTAATTGCAACACCTCCAAATCAGCATTTGTAAAATCGACTGAAATAGTATGTTTCATCGGAAGGAAAATAGGATCGACTAATGTTGAGACTAAAATATCTGCGTTTTCTGCCAATTCCGTTACCCCGGCGTCATCCGAGGTAATCAATGAACTATATTTGTCGCTTTTCTGAAATGTCAGGTTACTCGCTTGTGCGTCCGCCCTTGTCATTCCTGCACTTATCCGGTTACCGTGCCTTAATAACATACGTGTCGGCGTGAAATACCTGTTCATTAAATCTTCTTTGAAAAGTGAAGTATCATCAATAACCGTGATTAACTCAGCCTTTTCTGGTTTCCAGTCGTGACCTGCCGTTGTGTCTTTTCTGGTTTTTATGATAAAATTATCGCTATCGCCTTTTGTGTCGGTCGATCCGTCTGAGGTATTAACAGGGTTTGAAAGGTTGTCCAATATTCCTTTTGTGTCCCCCCGGATAGGGGAGATGTTTTCAAACTTAGTCGATGTGCCCATGATCGAAGTACGCTGATTTGTCGTATTAGGCTCTGACCGTCCATTAACACTGAGATACTCGAATGAATCAAATCCCGACTTAATATCAACGGGTACCAACTCAGGCATAACCTGGGACTGGATGTCATATTTTGAAATTCTTGAACTAATTGGCGGATCGAAAACTATTTCAACATCCTGAAAAAAGTGTGCATAATCTTCTATCCTTATCCGGGGTAGGTAATCCCCAAATAACGTATAGTTTGTCTCGATTGAATACCCGACGTTCCAAAGTGCTTTGAGAGATGCAAACAAATCCTTAAAATTCAAGACAAGGGGGTTGTCGGTATTTGCCAACGTCAAACCTCTTTGGTTCATCCCATTTTGAATGTGTGCAAACCTTAACACGTTTTCAGCTGCATATTTTGTCCCGTCCTTATAATTAACATCCGTGCGTCCAAAAAAATCTGTGTAAACAGGGTATTGAACGTCTAAAATATGTTGACCAATACGCTCTATTGCTTCATATACCGGGAACCCTTCTGTTTGCGTAGCTGGAGAAGATGAGATAGATTCATTAATCATAATCTGTTGATTAACCATAAACGCTGCAATATCTTCTATGTTGCGAACCAATACGACAAGCTTTAAATCATTCCCAGCCGTTACGGTAACGCCATATACTGTATCATAATACGAATAATATTGATTAAGCCCTCCGAACTCATATACGACGGTTGTGTTTACTGTAGCTCCATTCGGGTCTGTTTCAATAATCTCAATAGCCCATGGAAATGTGCCTATATGTCTACGTGTAACAAGTATTCTGAAATAACATTTTATATCAAATGTATGATCAAATTTTGCTGAAAAAAATGGAGGTATCAGTTTAATGTCTGTAATTTGAGCCAAAAATGGAACTGCGTATATTTCTGTTGAGTATTGATTTGTAATTATATCTAACGGTATTGTGGTATAGCTGTCTGCACCCGGTTTCCTTTTTAGTGGATAATTACCGTCAATTTCCATATTTTTATTCAATTCTGCCCCATAATTGATGTTTGTTGCAGTATAGTATAATTTCTTTTTCAGGTCAACATCATTTGCCCCATATCCATTTATCGTAACTCCTCCGATGCTTACCAATTTTGTGATGTCCACATCAACATCCTGTCTGTTATCTAATTTCGTTTGAACAGAATTATTTACCGCCTTAACCCGTACCCCGAAAAAGAACCGACCAACTTTTACCGATTCGTAGAAATTGAAATTAATATCATAACGAGTTGGGAATTCTATATACTGTCTGCCATTTGCCGGGGTAGTAAAATCAAAGTTTTTCCACCATGAAATTATTAGGGTACATTTTGCGTTTAGTCCGTAAACATCAAAAAGGTTGCGTAGGAATGTGGCTCCATTTCCAACGAAAGTAAGCGAATCGCAAACGAATGAGACAAAGACGCCCCCGTTTTCAAGGTCTCTTTTAAATTCAAGAGTGCCAGACTTCCATTCCATCGGTTCCGGGTTGCAAATAATTTCATCACTGACACTTACCAATTTAAACTGATATTTTTCAGGTGTCCCGCTTACGATATTTTGAGGCCAATCGCTCATTTTAATTTTTTCTTAAAAGTCTATTAAGTATAATTTCTTGATGATTAGATGTTTTATGTCCAATTATCCTGTAATCGCTATCCATTATCCATTCTTTTTTATTTTGGATTGCTTTCTTAACTTCAACCATTTCATTCAGTAGTCTGTCATCTGTCTGATTCTTAACGATAATATTCCGGTCTTGAACCATTGACATTAGCCTTTCCGTTTCGGGATTACTGTAAATCTTTGCACCTTTGAATTTATCGCCTTCAAAATACGTGGCTTTGTCTGCCATAATTGCACCGCCACCGACAGGGAAAAGTAACTCACGTCCGGCCTCTCCGAAGATACCTTCACGCTCTGCTGATTTTGTCCCTTTTGCGTATTTCGGGATCGGACGTGCTGCGACCAATGCAGCCTGAACAGCCCCCATTGCTGCCAAAATAATCATCAAAGGCAAATTACCCTTTGCGTTCATTACCGATACAGCTGTACCTATTGCAATATCAAACAGTGCTTGTATTTTGGACTGTTGAGCCTGTTTTGTTTTAATCGCCCCGGCTTTTTTATCAAAGTCAGCCTCAATTTTTAATTTTTGCGCCTCGGTTAAATTCTTGTTTGAAAGTTCCTTTTCTTTTTTCTTTTCCAAGTCGCTCATTTCCTTTTCGAGCTTCATATTTTGCATCTCGAAAACGGCATTAATGGAATCCCTTGCTAAATCTATTGAAGCGTCCCGGATATCTTTATCTTTTTCTTTTTTGCTTTTTACATAGTCATCATCCAGTTTCTTTTTATCCTCCAGTAATTTCTCGCCTGTCTTCATCGCTTCATCCGCTGCCTTTTCCTCCGCCGTCCGTTGATCTTTGAGCAAATATTCAAGGTCTTTCGTTCCCTGTTCTTCGAGTTCTTTTTGCTGTTTGAACCGATCTGCAATAGCTTTAAGGATATCGTCCTGTGACTTAATTGTAATCGCCTGTTTCTGTAGTTCAATATCCTGATATTCTTTTGTGTCAGGTTTATAAAGTGCCTGTTTTGCGTTCAGGAAGATTATTTCCTGATTGATTAATTCTGCCTGATATCCTTTTTCATCAGTAATTCCGTCAATGTGTCGTTTATTAATTAATTCCTTTTCTTTTTTATCTAATATTTCAATTGTTGCAATTTTTTTATCAAAACTTTCCTTTTGTGACTTTTCGCTCTCTTTTAATATCTCATCAGTTCCAGTTTGTATCCTTTTTGCGGCTCTAATTTGGCGCCCTGCGCTTTCGGTTTTTAGTTCAATCTCTCTGGCAATAGCTTCTTGTAGTTTTTTATCGTCTGAATCCCTTAACTGTCCTGAATCTTCTTTTAATTTATTTATTGATCTTATATTTATAACAACTAATTTTTGATGTGCAATTTCTGCATCTGCTGTTTCATTTTCAAACTTTATAGCTTCTTTTAATCCACCGATTCTAACTGTCAATGATTTTGATGAATCAGCATAAAGTAACATAGCTTGTTTTATTTTATCATTTGCCTCTGCACGTGGAACTATTAGTGCACGTTCGGCATCTTCCATTTTTTGAATCTGTAATGTATATTTTTCTGCTGATTGTCCGGCATAATCCATCCTTGCTCCGAGTGCTCCCATTGAGGGGCCAAATGTTGATAAAATTGCAGTCCAAAATGGAGATTTTGATGGTTTGTCAAATGATTCTGTCATTTTATCTCCAGACTTAATCAATTCACCAACTAACACAGAAATAGACGCCTTAAATCCTGAAAATTTACGCTCCAGCATTTCAACTCCTTTTTCTGATTTCAAAAAGAAAGCTGCGAGCGGTGCCCCAATTGACATAATTGCACCACCTACCCAAAGGCCAACAGGTCCAAATGATCCAAGTTTTGTAACTAACCCTTCCGCTGCACCCATTGCTGATCCTAATGGCCCTGGAAGTTCTGCGATAACGCCCTTAAATTTTCCAAATGCTTCACTATAATTTCCAACATTACGCTGATGCCTATTTGTAGCCTCCTCTGCCTTGCCTATTTCACGGCTTAACTTATTTATCTCAGCTGCACTTGATTTTGTTCTTACCTCTGATTTATCATATTGATCTGTTAATTCTTTTAGCCTTTGGCGCATCCGAACAAGTGAAGTTTCTGCCAGTCCTTCAGCTTTAATCTCATCCATTTGTGCTTTAGTAGCCGCCTGTAATGCAATTTTCTTTTCAAGTAATGGTTTAATCGAACCATTTTCAACAGCTGTTAACTTTTCAGTAGTTGATATTAATTGTTTATCAATATTCTCTTTTTGTTTTGAAATATCCGAAGTAGCTTTTTGCGCTTTATTTAAATCTTCTGTTGATTTAGTATTGTCTTTTATTACCTTGCTTCCATTTTCTAATATTTGAATCATCTTCAAATAATTAGCAGCCATCGTATTTAATGAACTATCAACAGCATTTAATTTTGTATATATCGCATCGAGTTGAGCAATTTCGTTAGAATTAGCCATTATCGTTATGTATTAGTAGGTATTTCATTTAACCATGCAAATTCTCCATACAATTCAAGTGCTTTTGAGTTATAGGTTATAGCGGCGTCCTTTTCAGATTTGAAATATCCAAGACTGATATTCTTGTAATTTATTATAATTCTTGCTTGATAACGATTATCTCTCTTATTCCATGTCACGCCTTTATATTTAGATGAACAATTTAATCGAGGTTTTTGATTCATCATATTTTGTGAGCGTGTACATGTTCTTAAATTACTCCTTTGATTGTTTAACCCGTTCCCATCAATATGATCAATCTCTAAATCCACTGGAGAGCTCATAATAACTCGGTGCATTTTAATTATATTAATTCTTTCATTGATACATACACCTCTTTGTGCATAAACTGAATTACCCGCTCTTGCAGCATACCACTTCCATTTATTTAAGAATTCATAATCTTCGTCATCAACTATTACAACAATCCCACGTGTTAACTTAATCTCTTTCATAATTCCCAGATTTAAAATTACCAGTACAAAAAGAAATAGGAAGGGAGTACTGGTTTCCCTTATCGGTGGGTAATTACTTCCACCTATCCTATTCCAAAGATAATTAAACATATTCATTTTCTTCTTTGTTTTGCGATTTCATTCGATCATCTATTGATTTTTTCATATCTAAAAAAACCACAAATCTCATGCTTTCGTCAAGCGATCTATTTACAGCCATAAAATATGAATTGAAAATAGCAATTATAGATACCTGTTCTTTTTCTGAGATATCCTCTACCGGAAACATCTCATTAAATTTATCAATTTTATGTAATCCCCAATCATTGAAAGTCTTTAAATCGTCCGGTGTCTCAATCTTAATACCTGTGATCCGCTCAACCTCTGATATCACCTTTCCAAGTTGCGGGCTTTCGGTGTAGTCTTTTTGTAAAATGATCTTCCATGCGTTGATTTTGGCTTTTAACCCGAACTCGATTTGAACAGCTTTATATAATGCTTCGTAAATCTGTAATTTTCGGTATTGGTGTAATTTGTCAAACTCATCCTGAAGGTTTGAAGCAGTTTTGCCACCGATGGCTTCAAAAATCTGTTTAGCCAATGATTCCAGTTCTTTGCGACATAGAAATAACGGGATGAACCAATATTTTTTTAGGACATTAGCTGATTTTGTAGCATCCAAAAGGATCACATCTTTGAGCGTTATTTCGTGAAATGGTTTTAAAATCATTGGAATACATTTTTATAATAATCATCAATAATTGATTTATCGTTTACCTCCTTCGCTTTCGGCTGGTTTTTTGGACTAATCCCGAATATTGATCCATAATTACCAACCAGAAAATTAATCTTCGTATCATCCGAAGTAATAATGTAGTCTTTTTCGGTTGGCATAGTAAAGATCATTCCAGCCTGAAAATCTCCCCGGTCAAAAAGATTTGGTTTGCTTTTACCTTTCCTTTTTGCATAAGCACGGCTCAACAGTGGTGACTTTGTGCGGGAGTGGATCAATGGCTTATCCTGCGAATCCAAAGAAGAAAGCATCTGGGATTTATTCATGTTCAGCATGATATTCTCATTTGATTCAATCACCCGGATAACGTTATCTTTGAACGCTGCCATATACTGATTGCTTCGTTTCTGTATGTCAAGGATTCTGCTCATTGGATTTTACTGATATAAAAAAAGGTGCTAAATCTCTCGTAGCACCTCTATTTTAGTTTAAACCGTTTCTGGCTTTGGTTTCTGTACGGGAATTTTCACCCCCAAAACTTTTGCTATTTCTTCGGGTGATTCCGTGACGTTTCCTTTTAATCCATTTTCATAAAAAACTAAAAAGTCTTTATACGACCATGTCGAAAAGTCAACATCAGTAGTGTTCACGTGTGTGTTACCAAACTGTGCCATTATACAGCTACATTTATGACCTGTGAAAGATAAGTAACAACAGATGTTTCAATCTTCTCTGCCTGAATTTCAAATGATCCAGTCATCGGTGTAGTCCCGGTAACGTAGACAGTCAAGGTATATACACCAATTGCAGCCCCGGCAGCTGAAACAATAGCGATTACAGCCGTGTTGTCGGTAGTTGTAGAAACTACTTTCCATTCTGCCGAAGTGGTAAATCCAGCGTACGGCAAGCCAGTTACCCGGTGAGTAGCTTTGACGGTCAAGGCTCCAGCGTTGTAAGCTGAGGTAACCTCGATGTTAATACCAACAGGCACTAACTCTTCAAGTTCCCTGCGACTAAATGCCGTTTCGGTGACTTCCTGACCTTTCATCTGATCTATACTGTCCAGCATGATATCAAACGGACAGGCTTTTTGTTTACCGTCCCCGCCCGGCTTTGGAATACCGTAGTTAACAAACATTGCGCCTGAAAACCCGATAACATTCCCAGACGTGTCGAAACAATGCAAAAGCGTTCCGTTTGCCAATACGAAAACAAAATCATAGTCTTTGCCATCAGCTGCAAACCATGTGCGGTAATCTCGGTAAGACATAAAGCCGTAGCCAGTGCACTCCCACGCAAAGTCTTTAGTTTTTTCCTTCATGCCGGTATTGGCGGTTGTAAATTCCGGTGCTGTGGTTTTGTCCTCAATTCCACGGCGTAGGTTGATATAAGTACCCACAATCGCTGCGGAAGTTGCTGGGCAAATGTGGGCCGCCCATCCAGCCGCAAGCTTAGCATTTGATAAGGTAGTAGTCGTACCCGGTTCGAGAACTATTACGCCCTCAATGTCAGGCAGAAACCCTTTTGAAAGTCCATTTCCTGAATATTTTAATGTTGTCATAATTTTAAAGTTTTATTAATAATAAATTTTCAAGTTTTATCTCAATAGCAGAAAGATCATCAAATGATCCGGCATCATTTCTTAACCAAAACGGATGATCGTTAACGTTATATACAAATGATGAATTTAAATTGATCCTGTCATGATAATCAAGTTCTGAGAGTAAAATATCGAAAACAGGGTACAGAATCGAATTAATACTGTTCGTGTATCTCTTCGCTGTATCATCATCTGCATTTGAGGGAAAACAAATAAAAACTCGGGGAGAAATAGTATATAAATATTCCTCTATCCACTTTTGTTCATTTTCCCCTTGTTCCCACACAAGCCAGATTAAAGGGTATTTTTCCAGTTGGTTCATATCTTTAATCTTACATAGTTCCATAAGCTCAAAGTATGTACCATATCCGTAGTAAGGTTGTAATACGTTAGTAGGATCGTATTCTGTCCGTACCGCCGTGACCACCTCGCCGAATATTGCCGGAAAATCCCTAAAATCTGCGCTCATATTCCAAATTGGTTAATGTTCCATTGTGGCGTAAAAATCCAGTCAGGATAATCTGTTTTGTTTGTAAAAAGAAAATTGTAAGCCGATGGATCGCAATTAAATACATATGATATATTGTCGCCTTTTATAGGATGATCAAAAAATCTCTTGTAATTAGGCGGGATAATACCATACAATATTCTCATACGTTCCCATGCAGCACACATTTTATTGACGGATGAAGCCCGTGTCCCCTTAATGGTCTGGGTCAATGCAACACCAACACCGGAAAGATGTGTGACCTCTCGCTCAACATACTTGTAATAAGTATAATAAGCTATTAGGGATTGTTTTGCAGTGTTTTTCAGCCCTTCCCATTTTAAAGTTACGGTTTCCCCTCCGTAGTCAAGATCAAACTCAGCCCCGTTAACCAAATCAATGTAAATTTGAGTAACAGGTACCCCGCCTTCTCCTGTACAGTCGGCAATAAGCAAAGAATACAACTTATACCCAAGTAATTCAATCAGAATTTCCTTTTCATACTGAGTAATAGCCTGAGCAATTGCAGTCGCATTCGAGTTTGTACCCGAAAGGTTCGGAATGTTAATCTCTCCAACAAAATATGTGCTATCAATAAATGACATAGCTTACTTTTTTACTTTCTTTTTTACCTTCGGTTTTGCAACCCTTTTTACAGGTTTTTTAACCGACTTAACAAACTCGCTTCCATCGTTAGGTTTTGCAATACCTATCTGACAGAATAATTCTGCAAGTCTTCCTGTTACAATCTTTCTATTTTTTAAGATAGCTTCCATTTTAGTCGGCTGCTGTTGTTGTTACGCGTTCCCAGTCTGTATCACCTTCTGCATGTGCCACTTTGAGATAAATCTTTCCAGCTGTTGACACATATACAGAACCGATAGCATATGAGTCTCCTCCATCTGTCACACGAATGGCATTTCTGGAAGTTTGAGTTCCGGTTTTATAAACAGTTCCATTTGAAAATGTTATCTCAGAGCCGTAAGCACCATCTCCTGATTTTGTGAGCAAAATACCCGTATCAACAGTTCCCCCATTCACGTTTAAGGTATAACCAGCGTTAATATTAGCATCAACAAGATCCATCCAGACTCCATAGGCAGTTGCAGGGTGAAAATCTCCTTCGATGGTAAATAATCCAGCCGTTACAATACCTCCGGTATTATTGCCCCCTAAAATAGTCTTTCCAGAGATGGCAGTCATATTTCCGGTTGAATTAGCTCCAGAAACTAAAGTTAAATGAGATTGTAATCCGTAAGCATCTAAAGCATTTTTACCCATCGAAACACGTGGAGCAAAACCAACAAGTTGCAAATTTGGTTGATCTACTGTTGTGTTAGATACTTTTGCATAACCACCAATCAAAGACACTTCTGAGCTTGGATTCGTTTCACTGACTAAATTAATTACGTGAGCTAAATAACTTGATCCTGTTAGTGCTTTAACAAGTGCCGCAGCATATGTCCCCATTGAATAGGTTCCAGTCTGAGAAAATGAATCAAATCCGGATGCTGCACCTGCGGATGTTATATCCCATCCAGATGAGTTAATAGCAACAGTATTTGAGTTACCTCCAATCGTTACTGCTGCATCTGTCGATCCTGTGCCTATATTCGTAGCAAAATTAGAAGATGCATTCAAATTAACTGCTGCACCTGTGATGGTTGCTCCTGCTGTTCCGGTTATCAACCCGTTCGAAGTAATTGCACCGATTCCGGTCATTATACCCGTTGTACCAATAGCCCAATCACTCGAAGCGATCGCAGTCGTTCCATCGGTTGAACCGAATACCACGGGACCAGTCGAACCAGCTCGATAAACTGTACTTGTTGCGGCTGCATCGTCGTCTTTAGAGGTAACCGTTACTGCCCCTGCGGTTGCTCGTGAAATAGTTAACGTTCCAGAGTTGGCCGGAATATCATAAGCGTTGGCCGTTCGTACAGTAAAGGTTGTAATCTTCGTCTGCTGGTCAGTTCCAGTTGCTACGAATGTTACCTTTAGATAATTGTAATTAATCGGCGATGTACTTGTGATATCACCATCGTTGCTAGTAGTTGTCCATGTTATCGGAGTACCAATCTGAACCCACGAACCGGAAGAGGTTACTTTTCCATAGGCAGTAATAGCTACATTAGGAGTACCTGTAACAGTCGTCAGTCCGACCGTGAAAGTTTGATGTTGCATGTACTTCTGTAAATTGGTAATCGTAAATGTAACAGTCTGGCTTTCATTGATCGTATCGCTTGCATTCAGAGTAAAAGGGCTCAACGTGGTGTAACCTGTTGAAATCCTTAAGCTCCTATCTGCCGCCATGCTGAAAATTGCTGCAAAAATCAGCACTAAAATGAGTAATCCTTTTTTCATTGGATTAAACTTTTACAAGTGCGTTCCAGTCGGTGTCAACAGTCGCAGAGTAAACAATAGCAGCCTTGTCACGTACAGCAAAAGCCACACGGATTTTAACTACAACGGTTTTTTGGCCTTCTGTTAAGTCGGTTCCATTGTAACCAATCTCTAAGGTCATTTCCTTGCGCTTTCCGATCAATACCTGTTTGCTGTCACCAACAAACATCGTGTCTGCCGTGATTCCGGTGCTTTCAAAAATACGCAAACCGCTCACATAAACAGGACGTCCAAGCGTGTCGAATGTAATCCTTCGGTCGCTGATTGAGTTGTTCAGTAGGTCTTTCAATTGACCAAGGATCAACCTCTCCTGAGGGTTCATAACCACAAAGTCAGGCATGTATTTGTTTGCCCGAACTTCCGAAGCCATAAGATCAATAAGGTCAACCATATTTGCCCCCGGGATTGCGGCGGCGTAAGCGCTGCCGGAATAATCAGTATGTTTATTTGCAGTTCCAAGCCCTGCCAATGCAGTAGAATCGTCTCCTGCTGTTCCAAGAATTTGACCGTCCACGTTATCCTGAATCTTTGAGGGGAATACCATTGCGATTTCGTCCATTGCTTCAGGAAGATCGTCGAGGGTTTCTTCTGATAAGGTTCCATAGGTGGCAATAGTGAATGCTTTGAATTCGACAGTCTTAAGTAAGAAGCTGGATTGAGTTGGTGCACTACCTTCTGTTTTTGTCCCGGCTCCATCAGAGTAGGAATAAACAACTAATACCGACATATAAGGACGGGTGATACCTTTCGATGGCATCCACTCCAATACGTGCGGGTAGATAGTCAGCGGAATGCTTACCCTATTGGGGTCAAGTTCAGTTAACCGAACTGTTGCTACGTTAGTTTGAACGATAGCACTTTCCAACATGTCCACAGCTTTCAGGGTATAGACCGGAGTAGTTTTATTTCCTTTTTCAGTGAAATAATCCTTCAATGAAAGACGTTTGCCGTTGTCGTCGTTTTTCTCAACTAAGATACCGGCTGATTTTTCCATGATGGCTTCTTCGATAGCCTCACGGAAGGTTTTTACTGTACCTTTTTTCCCTTGCGGTTGAGGGGTTTCGTTGATAGCCTTAATAGCTGCGGCATTGTCTGCGGTAGCTTGCAAAAGTTTGTCAACACTGTCTTTCAGTGCTTTCATTCCGGCGTTATCCAAACTCTCTTCGATCTTTTTATTGATCGATTCGATCTTTGCGTTCAGGTCTTTTATTGTCACATTTTCTTTTTGTGAATCTGTGATGAGACCTTTAATTTCATCCAACAAAAGTTCTTTGTCGGTTTTTTCTTTTTCTGCCATTTTGTTAATTTTTTAAATGTGTTAATAAATATTTAAAGTCGATATGAGTGGATTGCTCCGGCTCTATATTGAGTGCCTTGGTTGGCGGCTCGTTCTTTGTTTCTTCGATTGGCATTTCTTCAATGGTCATTGTTGGGGTTGCAGAGTTACTACCAAGCGGAACGGCTGACCCCTCAATACATTTTGCTTCGAGTACATACCAGAAATAACCTCTTTCGTCTGCTCTCTCCTTGTTGGCTATTTGAGGATAGTAAGTATTCCAAGCTGTGAACTCGTTAGGGTATTCTTCGTCATTGATAGCCATATCAAGTTTAACATACCTCATCCCGACCGAATGATTTCGTACCCATCCATTTTTATACTGATTTAGCATAAATTCATTTCTCTTTCTTTCGATGGTTGAATCGAAAGTCAGTCCTTCGGTAACTCCAGAATATTTATACCCAAGCTCTTCCCATGTGTAGGTACGGGTGTATGCTTTCAAGTTCTTCCCATCTGAGATAATTTTTTCAAATTCCATTTCATGTTCCTGAACGTGCATCATCATTTTGTTTTCTGCCAGACTTTTAGCCCAAAGTCCCGGAAGGTGAACATCGTCGTGGCAGTCCATGAAATTAGTAGTATTGATAATCACGATAACTTTAAGAGTGTCAGGCAAAATTCCTTCAATTGGCGGGTCTGCCTTTTCTGTTTCGAATAGCTTCTCATGAACTATCATCGGAGCCATAGTAACACAATCAGCATATTTTGTAACGGCTTTTTTCTGTGCTGTCAATTGCTTTTTATTCTTAAACAGAAAATCAAACATCTCTTTTCGAGTGCCAAACTGTTTATTTCCATAGTTAAAATTTTCCATAGCTTATTTTTTTAGGTATTTGCCCCGCTGTTTCTCTTTCAGTTCCCTTATCTTTTCAATCTCTTCCTTGGATAATTTTTTCTTGCTCATGGTAGTATGTTTTGTGTTGCGTCCGCCGCAACTGGTTTTATTTGTGTATTTGCTTCGCCTCTTTGATATTTGTATAGATCACCTCCCAATGCGCCCCCAACAGGTTCAAGACCTATTAATTCACGGTACTCATCCCATACTATTACATTGTTGTTATAAGCTAATTCGGCAGATTTTGAGTTCATACTCAAAGCCATTGCCTTTTCCTTTTGTGCTTCTTGCAATGCCTGAATATGGGAAAAATCTGTACGAAGTTCAAAGCCGTAATTTCGCATCCTTAACCGATCCGTATAGTATTGATCTTCATTTTCTACAATGGGAATAATAGTATCCTGATAAAGCCTTCTGACTGCCTGCGACTGGTTTTCAAAGGTAGCTCCCTGCGTGAAAGTTTTGTAGAGTTCCGAAGGGATACCAAAACCGTTTGAGATAATCATGGCATTATTTGAAAACTCCTTATAAATTCCAAGCTCCTCGCTATTCATGATCGTTTTAATAAAATCAATATCTGAATAGCTGATTAAATATTGCTTTTGATTGTCTTTTAACCCGTAATCAGATTTGAAAGTATCATCAATTTCTTTCTTTGCGGCTGGATTAAGAGGTATTTGCGTTCCTGTACCGTCTTTGTTATTAGCTTTAATAATCCCCTGCATTCCTCTACTCTTCAAGATGACGTTCATAGCCTCAAAAGCTAATTGAGTGTTGGTAATTGGATATCGAAGATTTTCAAGTCGGGATGATCCAATGATTGAATTACCAATATCAGATGTGTTAATGTCGTTAAAGTGGATTATTTTATCAGGGTTAAAATCTTTTACCGGGTTGTAATTCGTTAAGCTGTATTTTTCAATAATACCTTTAATTTCAATCTGATCGTAGATTTTACCTGTCTGCATTACCGTAATCCATTCAGACGGTAAGTTTATCATTGTCTGCACCGTGGTAATATCGGTATCAAAATTATCCAATGGATTATTAAGATAAACATAATTATTCCCAAAAGTGAAGAACATGAACGTCCGCTCATAGTTAAACTCCTTAACAGATTGAAGCGGATTAGGACGTTCGATAAAAAGCTTGCGTGCATTTTGTACCCCTGTTTTTTTTGAACTCCATTGGATTTCTTTTCCGTCAAGATCGACAAGATATTTTTTTCCGTTCGCTGCGGCATTGGCTAAAATAGAGATACAGCCATTCAAAACGGGGTTTTCAGCAACTGCCCTGCGGTATTCATGTGCATTTGTGATAGATAACCATGCAGGCTTATCAACTAAGTATTGATAATTGTAGGTATTAATAGCATTCCGGTTGATATCAGTCTTTCCTCGGAATAGATTTATGAGCCAATTTTGAGGCCAATCAGACATACCTAATTATATTTGTTCACGCAAATATAAATAAAATTTAAATATTAAAATAAAATCATGCCAAATATCATTTTTAAAATATGTTGTACAGCAGGAAGCTATATGTTACACAACATATTTTTGGAATAGGACATAAAAAAACCGGATCATCAGTCCGGCAAAAAATACAGAAAAGTACTCTGAATTTTTTTAGTTATAGTCTCTTGTTCCGTTCAATAAATCCCGTTCAAAGTGTTTTGTGGCTCTGATATTGCCATACCCTCAGAATCATAATACCACGGTTTATCTTCAATTCCTGTTACAGATTCGATATGCACCCAATATTTATGTCCGTACCAAGTTGATTTTTTGGTCTCAACCACATACCCTTTCGGATATTTCTTAACTCTTACTTTAGGAAAATTTACCAACCACATGGTTTTATTTTGTTTGTTGGTTTTCGATCATTTCGTTTGAGTCTGCTTTCACTGGCGGTTTGCTGTGACCTGGAAATAGTTTCATAGTTTTATTTTTTTAGTAATCTAATTTCATAACCAAAATATTCAGCATATTTTACCAATACGCCAAACGGGATCTTTCTTTTTTTTGATTCATACCTACTTAGAGTAATTCCATTAACTCCAATATATGATTTTAGGTGCGATTGATCTATTTTCCGATCCTTCCTAATCTGTATTAAACTGTCTAATATTTCCATCTGTATATTACTGAGGGCTAATTTTTATACAAATGTAATAATATATTTTAATCTACTGTATTATTGTCAATTATTTTTAAAAAGTCCGTGATATTTTTCTAAATAAGCAGCCAACCCAGCCAAAGAATCCGGTGCGTCATCTTCTTTTGTCGATGTTTTCATTAGTTTAGTGACCTGATTAATAAATTTTTGCAGGTCAGGCGTTGGATTTTCAGGGAAATAAAAGTACAGTTTGATCAATCCGGTATTAGCCAATATTCTTCCCATCTTATTAGTCTTGGCAAACTGTCCAAATACCTCAACATTTGGTATTAATTCCCTGATCCTTCGCCCAAAATAAGCACCAAAACTATTAGATTCAACCACTAACTTATTGATACTATGTTCTTTTACTTTACTTTGAACCTGTCCTTCCTGAACTGTAAGGTTGCTTTGATCAAAAATCGCATCAACTAAATACACTCTATCTCCATAGACCCTGCAAATTGGCATAGCAAAATAGTCTTTTCCTTCATCTGCTGTATCTGCAAAGGCAATAGTGAAATATTCCATGTCTTCAGAAAATTCCTCATAAGTTTTAAGACTACTAATCGGAAACACCTTAGTTTCATCGTCCGAAATAGCTACACAATGGTAGTTGGCCTGAAATATCATCTTAGTACGGCTGTCAACTTCCATACGGTGTTTTAATTTCAAATACGCTTCTTTGTTCATCATGTCCGGGCAAAGCATCTGATCTGTTTCTGCGTTGTAAATTGGCATTGCTAAAATAAACCATTCTCCTGGTTCTGTCTGTTCGAGAATAATCTGTGGGTCTTGCTCACCCCAAATCGTTGCACAAAATATTTCTTTTACATCACCGCCAAAAGCGGCGTTCCGTGAAGAAAAAGTACCCGACAACCAAACCCATAACTTTGAAAGTGCATTATCAGAAAGAGCGACTTCGGCATCTTTAATAAGGTCGTCCATAATTCTAATAGTTGCACCTTTCCCAGTAACTCCACCACCAACCCCAACGCCTAAATAATTAAAATGTTGCCCTTCGAGTGCCCATTTCTGGAATGAGGCGTTACCTTGTTTTATTTTGGTTTCGGGGAACACGTCTGAATAAACTACCTGAGATTCAATGTTTTTAACCTCACTGATTCCATCCCGTGTATATCTGGAAAAATCTGAAGCCTGCCCGTCTGAGTGTGAAGCGGTGATTATACGTTCTTCATTGTTTTTTCCGAGTGCCCATTTTGTAAAGTTTACAAGCGTGCGGCTGTTGTGTGTTGGGATTAAATCACTACCAGCCAAATACATTCCCCCTTCAACTTCTATGCAATTGCCAATAACCAAACCATGAGACTCAATTGATTTTATAAAAAACTTATACTTATCTGTTCTATCAGCGGTGATTTTGTTGGTAATCCTTTTCTGCTTCCTTTCTAATTTAAAAAAATCATCGTCTTTATTAACCGTGAAAAGTATCCTTATTTTTGTTCCTACCGATACACCATACATTTTTGCATCATATTCTTTTTTTCGTGCCTTAATTCCAAGGGTACGGATTAATGTATATACATCACTTGCAAGCACCCCCTTCATCTGGCAAAATTCGGCATTTCCCCTGGAATCACAACACCCATCTGTATCCATCAATCCCCTTAATAATTCCATCCTTTGTTTTTTTGAAGATAGCAGGTATTGGAGTGGGATGTGTTTGTTTTTAAGTAACTTGTTTTCTTTTAATACAGACCTCATCCCGTTT